TAACATGGCCTGCATGAAACAAGTCCAATGTACTACAATTAAATCCTATTTTCATTATATCACTCCTCAATAAATTTTTCAAGCCCTTTTGGTTTCTTTGCCGCATCTTTTTCTGCTTTTTTGGCCTTCTTAGCAACTTCATATGTTTGAATGAACTCTGAAATATTATCATATAGTTCAAATTGTTTGGTAGTACCATCTTCCGATTCTAACAGTTCAAACTCATCCAAAATACCAAACATCTCTGTGGCTTTGTATTTGACGTATAGTTGTTTTTTTTCTTTTTGTATTCTGCGTAGAAATGCAAAGTAAATAACTTGAGTGAAATATGCAAATGGATTGGTAGACTTTGAGGGATCAAAGTTTTCAAAATACATCAAACAATTTTCAATACCATCGGAAATCATTTCGTCACGGTAACTATAGTTGATAAAGTTTGGCTTGTGTGATAGACCTTCAGCAATCTTCATAAAACATTCACCAATGTAATTGGGAATTTTTGGTTTTGGATCGCCGGTCAGTTCGGCTTCAGCACGTTTGGTCTTGTAATCGACAAGTGCCTTTAAGAAATCTTGATTGTTTATATAATGTTTTTGTTTACTCATTCAAATGTACCATAAAAAGTTGTTGACAAAGGGCTTGACATGTGTTAAAGTCCACGGTGTTCCCCTATGATATTAATGTATTAAGGATTTAGATATTTCCTTTTCTTCAAAAGCAGCTAGTATCTCATCATCTAGATTCACTTCTCTTTCTTTCCTCTCAGAGTCTCTTAATCTGATTACCGAATTAATATAATATTCTTCGAAATCGTCAGTTGAGTCCATTGTGCATAAGATATCTTCCGTTTTTATTTCAACAGATTCACCTTTCATAACATATACGGGCAACCAATGCTGTAACATTAAATTGGTTCCTCTGAGTTCGAACAACATAGGATTATCAATTATCACTTTGTTATCCTTTTCAAAAATACAGTCACATACTATATCAAAACCATCTTTTAACCGTAATATTTTAACTGCCATTTTTAAGTCCTATATTATAAATTTTAAACGAGAACTGCTCTTCATTATATATATTCACTCTTTCAACGAAGTGTTGCAACGTAAAATTCGTATGTTTTTTTATTCTGAGATCATCTGCAATATCATATAATGTAGCTTGTTCTTTGCCTTCTGATTGCCTCAAACCTCGACCAATCGATTGTAAATTTCTTACTCTAGATTTCGATGGTGAAGTGAATATAATATTGTGTAAATTTCTGATGTTAGTGCCAGTACTTGTAGTACCAAACGAAGCCACAAAAATAGAATCATTTTCTATTTCCATAACTTTACGAATTTCTTCTCTAACTTCTGTTTCAACATCACCGTCCACAAAGTAAACATTCCGTCCAACTGCTTTTTCTTTGATAAGTTGATACAATAATTTTCCATGTTTTTTCATTTGAAATAATACTAATGTATTTTTATCTAAACTTACTGCTAAATTACGAATGAAACGATTTCTATTTTCAGATTCAATTAAGTATTTTAATTCATCTGGATATGATTTGCCTTTCATTTCTTGACAAATTTCTTCTGAATGTTTTAATACCAAACACTTGATGTTAAAAGATGATAGTTGTTTCTTATCAATCAATTCTTTGGTTGTTACAACCTTTTTGGTTGGTCCAAATAAACCTTCTAATACTAGTTTATGTGTTTTTGTTCCGTCTAAAGTACCAGTCAATCCAATTCTATACTTGGCATTCACACAAGATGTTAATATGGATGTTAATGATTGAGCTTTGAATAAATGTGCTTCATCACCAACAACGTATTGAAATTGATGAAAATATTCTGGAGGTAATTTATAAAGTGATTGCCAGGTTGAAATTGTAAGTTTCTTGTCAGTTACTTTTTCTTTACCTTGATAAATTCTATGTACATTTTCTTCTACAATAAAATTATTTTTGGAAGAATAATCTTCAAAGTCTGTGTATAGCTGTTCGACCAATGAAGTTGTCGGTACAATAATTAACCCTTTCAGGTTTTGATATTGTAACAGTTGTCTAAACAACAAGTATATGATAAGTGATTTACCTGATGCGGTTGGAGATAACAACAGAACTCTCCGTTTTTGCATGGCCTCAATAAATGCATTTTGTTGGTGTTCTCTTACACCAATTGGTTTGCCTTGTGAATGTAGATTTAGTGTATCAAAAAATTTGTGTGCATGATACACAGAATATTCATCTTCAATCAGGTCATGCGAGTATGCATACTCACGTTCATTGCAGAATTCAGTAAGATACGGAACTAGTCCAAGATATAATTGACTGGTCTGTAGATTGAATAGGCGAATCTTACCATCCCAAATACGATTCCGATAGGCTGGAACGAACTGATAACCAGGCACAAAGAATGTGAAGTACTCTGATAGTTCTCGTGCAACGTGGCGTTCGCATTCCACTTTGCCATAGACTTCGTTTACCTTGGTTGTCGTGATATGTTCATTGACCACCAATGAATTTCTCCCAAGATATAAAATCTCTTAATTGCCATGTTCTTTGTTTAAGTTCGGCCATAATTGATTCAACCACGGATGTGACCTCTTCATGGTATACTTTCTTTTCAAGCAACTTGATAAGGTCTTTGTCTGCTTCTAGGTAAGTATTGATATCCGATTTAAGAGCAAATTGAAATGGTTCCCAACCATATTGTTCCAATTCATCTTCGGACATTTTGCCAGTAAAGTATTCCCATTTAACTTTACGCATACGTAGATAATCAAAGTGTGCTTTCTTTGATGCAATTTTATGTTTAGTGAGTACACCGAGATACTTACTATGATATTTGGGAATGTTTAATAGTTCTTTAGATGGTTCGGTTTGGTCTATAACCGCATCCGTTTCCCACATTTTTAAGACTTGTTCAAGTGTTTCCATATATATTCAAATATAACAAATTATTATTTAGAATCAACAACTTAGTGTAATTCTAGCCATTCAAAGCATTATAACATAAACTGATTAAACTGTCAAGTAATTATATGATTGATATCTAAATGTTGCCGTTGCAGTTAATATTGTATCCGCGGATTGTGTGGTGTCAAATCTTATATCACCAATACTCAAAGGAAAAACGTTTGTATATTGTATTCTGAGTATTGGATTATTGAGGCCACTTAAAATTGTTAATGTGGCATCCGAAAAATGTTTGTTTGTTTGTAATTCTTTACTACCATCACGTTTCTCGAATCCATCTGGATCAGCCATAGTAAGAAACCAATCATATATGTTTTTCCAACCTTGCAGGTCCTCATCTAAAATAAAATCTATCAACAATGGTTCATAACTTAATTTTGTACCAGGTGAATACATGTCCAAAAAAGGCGTAGCTCTAATCACTTCACCTAAACTAACACCAGGAACATTAACTGTTTGGCAGAAATATTGTGTATCTCTGATTCTATTAAAAGTTAATAGAAACTTTGTAGGTTGAAGTAAATTTGTATTTTGTGGTGTTCTGGTTAATGCGGTCATTTTATCTCCCCTATCACTATTTAGGAACCAAAAAAAAGGACCCCGAAGGGTCCTTTTAAATGTCACTCTCCGGTGACTCTATCTTACATCAAGTTTTTAACTTGGAAAATACGATAGTAAACGTTTGAACGTGCGTTCAATGCGCCATTGCCACTTGTCAAACCAGTTGCGAATGGGTTTGCAACCATGCCGTAACGTGTTTTGAAACCAATCTTTGGTTGGAATGTGTACTGGTCAATTGCACGAACCATTTGCAACGGTACGTATGGGCAATAGAAAATACCAGCGTCATAAGGAGAAGTACCCTTATAACCGATTGTCACCAATTCTTGGTTAGATGTGTAACCACCGAAGTATGGGTCAATATAGACCTTGATACGACCGTGCAACATACCAGCAAATGTATTGCCTGTGTCATCAACTTGTAGGTCAGCAGATAGGTTAGGTGTGTATTGCAACACGCCAGCCATAGCCATAGCAGAAGCAACATCAGATGATACAATCATCACGTTGCCTTTACCTCTACGAGTTTGTTTTGCAATAACGTTAGCATCACGTTCGATTTGGAAAATCAAACCTTTGAAACGTTCAACAGACCAACGACCGTTAGAGTCTGTGTCCAAGTCGAAAGAACCAGCAGTTGTAGTACCATACTGAGCGCCTGCAACAGCACATGTGTAGATAGTACGGATAACTTCACGGTTGATTTCAGCAAGAATCTCAGTAGAAAGAATGTTGCTCAATTCTGTTTCAGCATCCAAACCATGGATTGCTTTCAAGTCTTGTGCAAGTTCTAGTGAATATTCAGCTTTCAACGCACGGCTTTGAGCAGTTACAGTAACTTTCTCAATGGTGAATGCCATTTGATTGAATACACCTGTTGCATCGTCAGCACCAAGGCCTTCAGCACGACTTGTTGGCATACCAATAGCAGTTGAAGTATTTGCATAACCAAATCCGCTTGCTGTGTCGGTCATAACGTTGCCTTTGAAACCGTATGGGTTTGCATCGGAACCAACACCAGAGATTACGGTATTTGCTTCATTGAAGAATGCTTCATTAGCGTTACCAGTTGCACCGGCCTGAACGTTATAACGAGCACGCATTGCAAAGATAAGACCAGTAGGTCCAGTCATTGGTTGAACGCCTGCAACATCATAAGCAATCAAGTTAGGCAATGCACGGCGAACCAAACTAATTAAGATTGGATCGTAGTTGGAGATGCCAGAACCTGTAGCGTTTGCTGGTGTAGCAGAATATGTGGTCTCATTCAACTGAGATTGAGCAGAAGCCATCTCACGTTGTTGGTTTTCCAAAACAAGTGCTGTAACAGCTTTCTTGTATGGATCTTTAATGGCTTCTAGACCTTCGTGCTCAAGCACAGGTGCCCATTTTTTTTGTAGTTCTTCGGTTAGATACATTTAGTGTTCTCCTTATGAGTATCTTTTATTGGTAAAGTTTATTTATTTAACCAATGATTTAGAGATTGTTTGTGCGTACTGTGCAATTTCAGGATCAACAGATGCCGATGGCTTCTTGTCTTCCTCAACTTCCACTGCTTCGTGCAATACAGAACTTTCAATCGCTTTAATTGGAGACTGGAAGTATGAATCTACCAATGTTTCCAATTTACGACCAAATTCCTCTTCTGTGGTAAAGTCAACACTCTCTGCGAGTGATTTCAATTTTTCCACTTGAGTCTGCGTTAGGCCTTCACATACTGCATGTATAGCCTCTGTTTTTTTGTATTCGTTAATTTGTTTCTTCATTTGAACGGCAGTCTGAATCTGTTCGTTTAATGAGTCTTCCAATTCTTCAACCTTGTCTGTCAATTCTTCGACAACGTTTACTTTTTCTTCTGGAATGTCAATGTAGTGGTCTTCGAACAAAGTTTTCATACCACGGATGAAATCTTCAACGATTTCGGCACGTAGTCCTTTTTCGATTGCCAATTGGTTTTCTTTGAACCATTCTTCTGACATGTAGTTAATGTAGTCATCCAATTTCTTAGATAAATCTTCTTTAACTTCTTCAACTGAAGCTTCGAATTCTTCGTACATTGCTTCTTCAACTTCTTCCAAAATGGCTTGTGAACGAGCAATAACGGCTGCTTCAAAAATTGTGGTTGCTTTTGTTTTGAATTCTTCGGACAATTCTTCACCAGAAAGTAATGCACCAACATCTTGGTCCATCTGTTCTTTCATTTTTTGTTTCTTCATCATTTTCTTAATCATTGCTTTGTCTTCTCCAGCATCTTCGTGNCTTTCTTCAGCAACAACTTCTTNTTCTTCATCTTCTTCTGTTCCTTCAGCATAAGATTGGAATGTTGCACCTGGATTTGCTTGCATCATTTGTGGTGCAAGTTTAGCTTTGATTCTGTCACGAATGGCAGAATAGTCTGTTGCAGCTGCTTGAACAGCTTTGTGTTCAGCACCTTCCGAATCGGCAGGACCAGATAGTTTGCCACCAGGTTGTGAACCGACAGGTGGTGTTGCGCCA